GAGGGACAGGCGTCGGGGCCGGCGGCGGTGTAGGAGCGGGCGGCGGCGGGACCGGGCCCGAGGCCGGGCCAGGGACCGGCATGCGCGGATCACAGAAGCCGAAGCGCGGGAAGAAAGTCGGGAATTTCAGGGTCCAGGCTTGAAAGTTGGCGACCATGTAGTCGGCCTGTGCCTGGGTGACGATGTTGAAACCGAGCGGGCGGGCATACGCGGCGGCTACGGCGGGACAGGTGATGTAGACCAGCATGGCGACCCCTTGAAAAATGCCCCGAGCCGAAGCCCGGGGCTAACACTTGCTCACGGAGGGATTGCTTACCAAGTGATGCCGTTAAGCGCCTGGACCGCGCCGGCATGGGTCAAGCCCCACGAGACCGGCAGCACGAGGCGCTGCGCCAGCGTCCAGGTCTGGAAGAGCGACATCGCGCGATAGCCTGCCGAGCCGGCGCCAGCCACCCCGCCGACGACGCTGATCCCGTTGTCGGGGAGGACCTGATTCGCGACGCCGAGCGCGCCGGCTGCGTCCATCGCCTGAGTCGGCGCGACGCCGTCCGCGTTCGCCATCGTCAGGGTCGCCTGCTCGCTGACATCGATGTCCGGGGTATCGAAGGCGCTCGCGAAATACGCGGCGTCGACCATGATCACGGTGTTCGCGGGCACGAAGGGCGAAGCCAGGACCGGGTAGCCCAGCAGGCGGCCGGCGGCGACCTCGTCACGGAACAGGAAATCGCCGAGCGCGGTCGAGACCATCGAGAGGCCGAAGAGGGTCGCGCTATTGACGAGCAAGACCGGCTTGATGCCGATCCCGGCCGCCAGCAGGCCACCATAGAGCGTCTTCAGGTCGGCCGCGACAGCAGCAGCACCACCCAGCGCCGAGCCGGCGCCGATGACGACCCCGTTCAGCAGGCCGGCAGGGCGCACGCCGGCCACAGCGGCGCCGGCGTCGATCAGGCTCGTATCGAGCATGTTCGCGGTGTCCTGCACCATCATCCGGCGGATCGTGCCCAGGGCCTCGGGATCGCTGGCGCGCAGCAGCTCGCGCGTCAGGACCGTGATCACGGCCAGCTTGTAGCGGTTCAGGCGCTGCGACGAGATCACGCCTTGCTTGACCGGGATCACGCCGTTCTCGCCGACCCACGAGCCCCCGAGGGCGGTCGTGCGCGTGCTGAAGCTCGGGATCACGATGGACTGCGCCCCGCCGAAGTTCAGCAGTTGACCCTGCAGGGACAGGCCGGCGGCGACGCTGACCGGGCGCAGGTCGTTCTGCATCAGCGCGCGGATCTCGGTCGTCACCAGCTCGGCGGCCCAGCCGGCGGTCGTGGTGTCGGCCGCATTCGTGGCGGTCTTCGCGATGGCGTTCGCGCGCTTGTCCTTCGGGTACAGCTTCGCGACGACCTGATCGAGCGGCTGACGCTCATAGTGGGCGATGCCGCGGGCAATCGCCATCTGTGCCAGCAGCTCGCCGGCAGGCGGGCGCGAGGAGTCGGCGCCGCGGCCGATGCGGACCAGGGCCTTCGCCTTGCCGGTCAGCGGGTCGATCTCGACGGCGCCATCGTCCGGGTCGGCGTCCGGGTCCGGGTCATTGCCGGCCGGCGGCGTGGCGCGCGTGCCCATTGCCTTCTCGACGCGCTTCAGGCGTTCCAGCTCGGTCGCGGCCTCTTCGCTCTTGACGGTCAGGTCGTCGACCAGCTCGCCGGCCTCGTCTTCACCAGCCTCGAGGCGGGCGACGGCGTCGGTCAGGTCCTTGCGCAGCGCGGCCAGCTCGGCCATTTTTTCGCGGATGCTTTGGGCGATGGTTTTCATGGTGGGGGCCTCATTTGGTCAAGAGGAGGGCGCTTGCGCGCTTGCCCGCGGCGACAGCCCGGGCGATGGTTTCGCGATGGCGCTGGCCCTGCAGTTGGACCAGCCGGTCCAGGGCGGCGCGATGGGTCGCGGGTAGCTTCTTGCCGACGAGTTGCAGGGCGTCCGGGTTGCAGGGCATCGCGACCACGGAACACTCGAGCAGCTTCGCGCGCAGGAATCGGAAGCCGGTGATCTCGCCCTTGCCCTTGCCGGACTTCGCCTCGGCGCGAATGGGCTCGTAGTCCTCGGGCAGAAAGCGGATCGAGGCGGCGAGCCTGATCCCGGCTTTGTGGATGGCGCGGACGAGGTCGGCGGCTTGACTGACCCCGGCCGGCAGGAGCGAGAGCGTCCCGGTCGTGCGGTCGCCCTCGTTGCGCAGGTCCTGCCAGGAGCCCAGCAGCTCGGCCATCCCGGACCCGTGATCCATCATCGCGGGCAGCGGCGAATAGGCGGCCATCAGCCCGGCCTGCTCGATCACATCGCCGGCCAGATCCGGGGTATTGCTGCTCAGGACGAATCGAAGGCCCTGCGCGGTCTCGGTCGCCGGCTCGGCGGCGCGCTTTGAAACCGGGAGGGCGAAGAGGGCGGCGCGGTCAGCGGCGGGTGTTCGCATGGCCCAGCTCCTGCCGCGGCGGTGGGGCCGCGGTGTGCTGGGGCCGGTGAACCGTCGCCCCTGGTTGCGATGTCGAAACACCCCGGCTCGCGGCCTCTCGGACGCTTTGCGGTGGGCGGTTCGGGTTTGTCATGGTCGGCAATTCTCGGCCGAGATAACCCCTTGTCAATACCCTGCCGAATTATTCCGATTTATTCTCTTGCCTGAATTTTCTTAGTATCAAGAGGTATAGAGCGAATGGGCTCGCTCGCGCGCATATACGCGCACGCCCAGGCGCAGGAAAGGCCGAGCGATCTCGGCGCGCGTCTCTGTATTTATTCTCTCCCTCTCACTCTCTTACCAACCTACAGAGACTCTCGCGGACATCTCAGTAGACGTTATGCGAGAGTCTACCGAGGCGTTTAGGTAGGCGTCTACCGTTACGCCTTTTGTCAGTATCTGCTCTCAGTATCTCGCCGGTCTTTTATTGAGTGTTGCGCGGCTCAGACTATCCAGGCTGAAACATCGATCACTTCTCGCGGCGTCCTGATAGCGCCGACCGCCATCGTCAGCGCGACGAGGCCGTCAATGCGGCTGATCGACTTTCGTTTTGAAAAGCATCTATTCCCCTGCTCGTCGGTGTTCGCCACGGTCGACGCGGCGGCGAAGGTCAGGGCCGGATTGTGGGCAACCTGCATGCTCTGATGAAGGATTGCGGCCTCGAGTTGATTTATTGATTCGGGCATCCAGAGCCAGCCGTTTTTAGGCTTCACGAAGGTCTGCGGATGCTCGACCAGCTCGAGGGAAATCCCTCGCTCATCTAGTGAGCTTCTGAGATAGGTCATTTTGTAGCGGTCGAACACGACCCGGGCGACCTGCCGGGCGCGGGCGATCTCGCCGATCCTGGTCGCCAGCGGTCCATAGTTGAGCGAAGAGCCCGGGACGGCGTTCAGGTGCCCCTGCTGGACCCATAGGGGGTAGTCGACCGCGTCGCGCTCTGCGCGGGCCCTGAGCGTGTCCGCAGGCGTCCAAAACTCGACCCCGGCCCTGACCATGCCGTCGACCTCGCTCGCGGCGGCCAGCGCCGATAGGTCGGTCGTCACGGACAGGTCGACGGCGAGGGTGATCTCCTCCCCCTTCGGCGAGAGCCACGCGAGCAGGTCGGCAGGCTTCTCGACCTCGATCCCGCGCCATGCGTCGCCCGAGATCCAGGGCGAGGCGGCGTCGACCCATTCGCAGAACTGAAGGCGCAGCACGCTCGATTGCTTCGCCGGCATCATCTGCGCTTCGCTGACCTGCCCGCGGATGTAGGCCGGCTGGATCGAGCGGCCGAGGTTCGGATTTGTCTTGATCCAGGTCTTCGGGTCGGTCATGGGCTCGTCGCCCTTGTCCAGCGCGCAGACATAGCTGAAAAACTGGTCGTCCTGCTGGGTGCCCTCGGCGACCTTGACCGCCTTGTCGTGATAGAGCCAGCAGATCGAGTGCCGGTCGAATCCGCTATTCGTGGTGATGAACATCAGCGGCGAGCGGCGGAACTTGAAGCCGGCGCGCAGCATCTCGAGGACGAGCCCGTCGCGGTGTTCGTGCAGCTCGTCGACCAGGGCGCAATGCGGGCGCGGGCCGGACTGGTTGTCATCGCTCGCGATGGGTCGGAAAAACCCGCCATTGAATGCAAGGTTCCACGGGTTATTCCCGCCGGCCCGATGGACTCGAGCGGTCAGGACCGGGGACTGATCGACCATCGCGACCGCATCGCGGAAGAGGACCATCGCCTGATCCCGCTTGCTGGCGGCGGCGTAGACCTCGGCGCGGGCCTCGCGGTCGGCGACCAGCATGTAAAGCCCGATCCCGGCCGCCATCGGGCTCTTCCCGTTGCCCTTGCCCGCCTCCATGTAGGCGACCTGATAGCGGCGAAACCCGTTGTCGTCGACCCATCCGAAGATCGAGCCGATCACAAACTTCTGCCAGGGCTCAAGCTCGAACGGAAGGCCCTCGAACTGGCCCGCGTTTAGGCGCAGGATCTCGCGGAAGAATGCGAAGGCGCGCTCGGCGAGATCCGGCCGCCAGAAGTACCCGCGGCCGGCGGCTAGCTCGAGGTCCTGCTGATGGCGGCGGCAGGCGGCGCGGACATAAGGGCCGGCGACGATGGTCCCGGCCAGCACGGCGAGAGCGTAGGCGGTCGCGGGGTCATTTGGCTCCTGCGGTCGCTCGCCCATGCTCGAGAAGGTCCAGGCCCGGGGCAGTTCTCGGGGCTTGGAAAGTCAGGCTGCCGGCTTGTCAATGCTGCCGGGAACGCGCATCCCCAACACCTCGTAGAGACGACGGGCCAGGGCGTAGTCGGCCGCGTCGAGATACCCGCCGTTCGTGTCCTGGACGCTGTTGAACCACTGGCGGAACAGGTCAAGATCGGCGGGGCTAAAGACGGCCGGCGCCGGCTCGGGCGGCACATAGAGGCTGTAACGGTCGCGCAAATCGGCGGCCAGCACCGGGTGCGTGTCTTCGCAGGCCTTGGCGTAGGCCGTCAGCGCCGGGATGGCGTAGGGGTCGTGGGTCACGTCCAGCACGAAGTATTCGCAGCCCTCGTGCTTGCCGCCAGGCTGGTCGCTGCCATCGGTGCGTCGCACGTCGAATTTGCGATAGACGCCCTGCGCCTTGTTAGTCAGCTTGCGGTCGCGTTCAGGAAGGTCGGTCATGGTCGGTGTCCTTCTCGGGGATGGGAATCAGGACGGTCAAGCCTGAAGAAACTTGTCGAGCGGATTCGAGTCGGCCGCCTTCGGGACCTTTTTCCCTTTCTCAGATCGGAAGA